GCTGAACACCAAGTAAAATACAGCACATTACCAATTGAGCATTATTTAAGGGCACAAAAGGCGGCAAATAGTTTTAAAAACCTACATGAGATTAAAAACAGCATGCGCAAAGATGGGGTAGGCTGCGAGATGACCCTTAACAACGATAAAAGATACCTTGAAGCAGCCTCGTTTAAATATGAGGCTTTAAATGGCATTTTGAGTATTTAAGAATTACTTAATAACTGAAAGGGGTGAGATATGAGCACATGGTATGAAATTAAAAACAAGGATGATCTTGATCTATCGGACGATAAGAAGAATTTACAAATTGAAGTTTCTGACGTAATGGGTCTTCCTGATTATTTTGGAAGCACTTATTTGGAGATACCGATAGAGTTTATTAAATCGTTGATAGAGGGGAAGTGATGCACTGGACACAAGACCAGGTTAACGAATACATGCAAAAATTCAATAAAGATATTAAGCCCTTTCATCCTGACACGATGGAAGCCTCTGATATTAAAGTTTATAATATCACGCCAATACCTAAACCCCGAATGACTAGATCTGACAAATGGAAAAAGCGGCCCGCTGTTGTCCGGTATTTCGAGTACAAAGACAAGATCAGAGAGGCGGGAATCATATTGCCAGAATCAGGGTATCATGTGACCTTTATTTTGCCTATGCCTGATTCATGGCCTAAAAAGAAAAAAGCCATGATGATTAATCAACCTCACCAGCAGACGCCAGATAAGGACAACCTTGAAAAAGGATTGCTTGATTGTATATTTGACCAAGATTGTAGGATATGGGATGGAAGGATAACAAAAAGATGGGGTTATGAGGGTAAAATAATAATTAATTCAAAGGCGTATTAAATGAAATCAGTAACCATAAAAGACAAAAAAGGTAAATTATTGATTAAGGTTTTAGAGCATAAAGACGGGACATATACGATTCTGCAACTGCGCGAATATGATGGAGTAATTGATATTGAAATCAGGGACGATAAGGGGTGTAAAGTGATGCCCGCTCCGAATAAAAAAGGATAACCCGGCCACTTGACCGGGTTGGGGACGGGGAGTTATTCGCCTGATAATACTTGATCGTAATTTTTCATCTGGTTATAGGTTATTAAGTTACGCGCCTGCATTTCACAGACAGGGCAATATTTTTCAAACCCTTCAAGCTTCGGATCAACATCAACCAGGGCTTTGCAGGTAGGGCATAAAATAGGAAAGCCATAAATAGCTTCAATATCCTTGAACCCCTGTGCCCTGAGATAAATAAACTTTTCATACATATTCTGGCATACATCAATTGCTCTGGCTGTTTCTGATACCGGAATGTCCATTGTGTGTATCCTACTGCCTTCAACTGCTTTTAGTAATAATACTTTATTTGCCATGTTAAACCTCCTTGCCTTCTAATTTATTTATATGATCTCCAGTGACTCCGAAACCGATTGAAAATGTCCAGTCTTTAAATCCGATAAACATTGTCCGGCCATTTTGTATACACTCAAAAACGATTTTATTATCATACTGACAGGGGATGCCATGATTATTAAATCTATCAATTAAAATCTGCTCAAGATCTCTGATTTCTCTATCTTCGGGGCCATAATCAATATCAATGATCCGGTCTGTAACAATAGAGGTATAAGGCCAAAATCTAATCGGCGTTACCCTGTACGCTAGTTGTTTTATTTCCATTTTATTTCCCTGCCTCCCTTGATGCGATAAAGTTTTTCATAAACTCGGTCAATACCCATACCATTGACCTTCCTTCTTTTTTGCATGCCGCCTTAAAATCCGCGTAAATCTTTTCGTCAAATTTAAATATCGCTGGTGCCATTGTGTTATTCTCCTTTACGTAATTGGGGTTAAATATATTTTACTCGGTAATTGTGTATGTTGTATTTGTCCACTGGTATAATTATCATCAAAGCAAGCGCAATTTCGGTCTTTAACCTTTCCACACGTTGCGCAATATGCCCTGTTTTCATCAATCCATGTAATATCGAGGGTATATCTGTCAAGCGAATCCGGTCCGCTTATTATTGATATGTATTTCATTTCAAACCCTTTCCGGCAGTTTTAGACGTGCCGAGGTCTAATAAAGTTAATGCTTAGATAAATAACAGACCGGACATTTATCCCAGTAATCTTTGCAAAACATGTTATTACATTTTGGGCAGTGTGCCATATTTTTATAATGTTCTTTGTTACTGTAACAAGGCTTATCAATGGGATGCGTTGCGCCTACCCTGCAACATCCACATTGACCTGATTTAATCGCATCCAACTCCGTTTTAATATCAATTCTTATCGCTATTCCAGACATGATTATCTCCCTGTAAAAGTGTTTGTGTTTAACCTCTCATGAGTACCCTTGATAAATTCAAGGGCACAAGTGAAGGATTAAACTACTTTAAATCATCAAATAAATTCACAACAGGGTTTAATCCATTTGCTTTGCGGAGCCTATTTCTAGCTATTAATCCCATATCTATGCAATGAGCACATCTATCATTTGCTGGAATAACGGCAAATTCCTTAAAGCCAACAATATTGGATTGTGGGATATTTTGGTATGTTTCCCGGTTATTCCTTATTATCTTGCCATTACTTTTTGGCCTAGAAGCGCATCTTGGTATATTCAATACCCCCTCTTTAACCTTATTTGCTCGTAAGTGCATTTTCATGATCTATCTCCTGTTGAAAGTGTTTGTGTTAATCTTTAATAGTAATATAATCTTTATATAATATATTGTCAATAGTTATTTTATATAAAAAGTGAATTATTTTTTTATTTTTATTATCACATAAAATCAATATGTTAGGGTGTAAATCAGAAAATAAATGAAAAATAATTGAAAATAAATACGTTTTAAGGCTTGATTTTTGGCTGTTATCTCTTTATAATCGCGAGTCACGAGGTACAAGGGCAAGCATACAAGTCTAAAGTTGACATAACCTCAAAATCTGTTATACTCTCACACCATGACAGCAGGCAGACCATCAGCAGAAATTGACAAAAAAACGTTTGAGGGGCTTTGTGGTATCCAGTGCTCTAAAAATGAAATCTGTCAATTCTATAACATCTCAACCCGCACCCTTGAAAGATGGTGCAAATCAACTTATAAAAAAAATTTTGTCGCTATTTTCTCAGAAAAGCGAAGTATTGGGCTGATTTCGCATCGTAGGGCAGGTTTTGAACTTGCAAAAACAAACGCCGCTGTCTGGATATTTCTGTCAAAGAATATATTGGGTATGAAAGATAACCCGCAAGAAGACCCCGCAAATACCACCCCGACGCCCGTAACAGTCACAATTCAAACAGAAGACATGTCAAAGCCGGTTGAAGACGATGCAGATAAAAATCAAGGCTAATATTCCACAAAGCAGATTTTTGTCATTAACTCAAAAGTTTAGGCTATTTTGCGCGGGTTTTGGTACGGGAAAAACTGTAGTCGGTTGCATGGCAATGTGTAAACATTCTTGGGAATTTCCACTTATAAATCAGGGATACTTCGCCCCTACTTATCCCCACATTGAAGATATTTTTTATCCCACAATTGAAGAGGTGGCTTTCAGATTTGGTCTTAGTGTCGAAATAAAACAACAGCGACATGAGGTTTATGTTTATAATGGGCGCACCTTCAGGGGGATTGTCAAATGTCGTTCCATGGATAATCCGGGCAGCATCATAGGGTTTAAAATAGGCCATGCCATGATTGATGAACTTGACACCATGGCAATAAACAAAGCTGAACAGGCATGGATTAAGATCATTGCGCGTATGAGATACAAGATCGATAAGGTCAGGAACGGGATTGACATCACAACCACGCCTGAAGGTTTTAAATTCTGTCATAAAAAATTTGTCCAGTTGGTTCAAGAAGATCCTACACTATTGGGTAATTATGGCATGATACAGGCCTCAACTTATGACAATGCAAAGAACCTACCTGATGATTATATCCCGTCCCTGATGGAATCATACCCCGCCGAACTGATAAAAGCATATATCAACGGCCAGTTTACAAACTTAACATCAGGCACCGTTTACCGCAATTATGACCGGATCAGGTGCGTTTCACGTGAAACAATCAAGGAGAAAGAACCCTTGTTTATCGGGCAGGATTTTAATGTTCAGCATATGGCGAGCTCCATATTTGTGCAGAGAAAAGACGGATATCATGCTGTCGCTGAGCTTAAAGACTTGTTTGATACCCCTGATGTCATTAAAGTTATACAAGACCGGTGGCAGAAAAAGGGGCATAGGATAATAATCTATCCAGATGCGAGCAGCAACAGCCGGAAGTCGGTTGACGCATCCAAGACCGATTTGGCGCTCATGCAAAGGGCAGGGTTTGAAATAAGGGTAAACGCCACAAACCCAGCGGTTAAGGATCGTATCAACTCAACAAACAAGGCATTTGAACAAAATAAAATCCATGTGAATGAAATCGCCTGCCCAACAATTGCCAGGTGCCTTGAACAACAAGCCTATGATGAAAATGGTGAGCCTGACAAAAAAAGCGGGTTCGACCATATGACGGACAGTTTTAGTTATCCGATAGCGTATGAGTTCCCGATTATAAGGCCAATGGTCAGGGTCGGGATAGTAGGTGTATAATATTTTATTGATTTTATGTAATAATTACTTTATCATTGTTCAAAAAAATGGAGAATAATCATGGCAGTGACAGTTAATACAGAGCACCCCGATTATAAACGCATGAAAACACAGTGGGAAAAGGGCCGTGATTGTGCATCAGGTCAAAAGGCTATCCACGAAGCAGGCGCGACATATTTGCCAAAACTTAAGGGCCAGGATGATGGAGAATATCAGGCGTACAAGAACCGGGCTCAGTTCTTTAATGCTTCATGGCGCACAATAACCGCCTTATCTGGTATGCTACTCAGAAAACCGCCTGAAATCAAAGTACCATCTTCCATCGAATCCCTGCTCGAAAACGTGACAGCCAGCGGAAAAGATATAAATACGTTTATACAGCAAGTGGCGACGGAGATAATGACCGTTGGCAGGATTGGTATATTAACCGATTATCCCCCTCAAAATACTGAGGGAATGACAAAGGCCGACGCTGAAAAACTCAATTTAAGGCCCTCCCTGAATATTTATAACACTGAAAATATAATCAATTGGAAAGTGGAGTTGATTAATAATCAATTAACTTTGACCCTGTTGGTATTGACCGAACAAGCAGCCTTGCCAAGTTCAGATGAATTTGAACACAAGACCGAAACTCATTACCGGGTCTTGGATTTGGTCAATATGAAGGTCGGAGAAGCTTCTCAATTGATTTACCGGGTCAGGGTTTATAAACTGGATCAAAATAGCAAAGAGCAGATTCTTGTCAGTGGCCCGAATTACCCCATGATGAACGGCAAGTTTATTGAGTATATCCCCTTTGTCTGCATCGGGATTGATGACATTACCATGTCAGTTGATGAGCCGCCACTGGTTGACTTATTTGACGCAAATATAGCACATTACATGCTTGATGCTGATCTTAAAAATGGTCTGCACTTTACCGGATTGCCTACTGCTATGTTTTGGGGATATACACCCGCTGAAGGCGAAAAGATGACAATAGGCAGTTCAAACGGGCTTTGTTTCCCTGATCCTTCTGGACATGGCGAATATCTTGAATACACCGGCCAGGGCCTTGAAGCGGTATCCAGTGAGAAAAAAGAAATAGAGCAGCAAATGGCTATACTCGGAGCCAGGTTGTTAACCGCTGAAAAGAAAGACGCAGAGACAGCACAGACCGCGCAAATACACCGAATGGGTGAAAATTCCATCCTTGCCAATATCGCCAATACGTTGGGCATAGGACTGACAAAGGCACTTAAAATATTCACCGAATGGGCCGGGGCGGATCCCGGAACGGTCCTTGTCACGATCAACAAGGAATTTTTGCCCTCTGAAATTACACCCCAGGAGATTACTGCATGGGTGGGCGCACAGCAGACAGGCACCCTTTCCCCGCAGGTTGTTTTCTGGAACTTTCAGAAGAAAGAGGCAATTCCCCCTGATTTGACTTTTGAACAGCATCAGGCACAGATTGAAAGTAACCCTTTACCAGGCATGGGAAATAATGAATCAGGCGCAACTGACAATAATTGATAAGAACATCGAGCATCAGCTTGCCCTCTTACGTTTTTCAGCCGGGGAACGGAAAGAAGTCTTTAAGCTTTTAACTCAGCTCCAAATCGAATTAAAAAACAAACTCAATAACGAACTCACAGACTTTAATAAACGCAGGGTAGAAAAACTGTTAAAAGAAAGTACCGATATAATAAATTTAGCATATCAGGAGATGATACCTATTTCACCACCTGATGAAATGTTCGGGTATAGAGTAAATTATATTAACAAATCTCCAAAAGATTATTATGGTAAACACTTTCCTGATTCAAGGACTATTGAGATTTATACAAAGGGCCGCACAGCCGAACAGATAAAAGACACCTTAGACCATGAGTTCGGCCATGTGGTAGATTATAAAAGGCGTGGCATTGTTAGTGATCCTATGGGGGATTCAATAATGGGTTATGATGGAAAACTCAGGCCTATGTATGATAGCGATAGATATTTCCGTGATTTCAGAGAAAAAGAAGCGACGGCAATAAGGGCAGTTTTCCCTAAAACTCATACATTATCTAAAACACAAAAGGAAATATACGCAGATGCCTACAAAATATATATTAACGATCCTGCAAAATTAAAAATCATCGCTCCAACAATCTTTAAGGAAATAGATGATTTTGCAATAAAAACTAATATCTCAAAATCAAATTTAAACCTTTTTGAACTATCCCAGGTGGAGGCGTCTTTTACTACATCGATGTTGGGAGCGATTAGCCTTGAGGCGTCACTTCCGACGGCAACCGTGTTTAAGTCGCTAACCTCCGGCGTACTTATTCACGGTTCGCCGCTGTCCGAATGGTGGGAGGGACAATCTGCCAGCCTTGCAAGGTCTTTTACTTCTCAAGTCAGGCTTGGAATAATATCAAACGAGACACAGCAGCAGATTATAACAAGAGTATTTGGATCAAAAAGAAAGGGCTTGCCGGGTATTGGCTTCCCTGAGGAAACACTCAGACGCAATGTTTCAACTCTGGTACATGACACAGTGATGAAGGTTGCCAATGATGCAAAACTGGCCGTTTATAAAGAAAATGAGGATCTATTCAAGGGTTACTATCAGTTAAGCACTCTTGACAGCCATACAACTAATAAGTGTATTGCCTACTCAGGCGCACAATGGGACATGGATTACCAGCCTATAGGTGACAAGGCTTTGCCCTTTGATGGGGGCACACCCAGGCACCCAAATTGTCGGAGCTTGATTTTACCCTTGTTAAAAACCTATAAAGAACTTGGGTACGATATCAAAGAGCCTCCAAAGGGCACCCGGTCAAGTGATCTCGGTCAAATAGGTGCAGATACCACTTTTGATGGATTCCTTAAAAGGCACTCAACCGAATATCAGAATGACATGCTTGGCAAGGGCCGAGCTCAGTTATGGAGAGACGGCAAAATCACTTTAAAAGACCTGGTCGACGGTAATGGTCGGGAATTAAGTTTAAAAGAGTTAAAGGATCTTATATAAAAAACTCTTGACATGATAATTTATTTATGAATAATAGTAACTGTCATTAACCTGATACTTTCTTGTGGATAGCGTGACCCCAGTGGTAATATCCACAAGAAAGATGGTTTAAAACCTCCGGTCTAAGGCCGGACATCGGGCAAAGCCCTTTAACCCTCCAAAGGAGAAGAGAAATTAATGTTTGATCCAAAAGACCCTGAAGCGATAAAAGCGATTAAAGAAGCAGTTGAGGCAGCGGTACATGAAGAGACTGAAGGTCTCAAGGCTAAAAACTCAGAACTGCTTGGCAAGCTCAAGAAGGCACAGAAGGACGCCACTATTGATCCTGCTGAACATGCAGCCTTACAGCAGCAGCTTGAAGAGACACAGACAAAGCTCAGGGAAGCGGAAAAGACAGCAAAAACAGCCACAGCCGAAGCAGATAAACACAAAAAAAGTTATGAAGGCGAGTCAAAAGTCGTGCATGACTTACTTGTTGATAATGGCCTTTCAACCGCTTTACTGGAAAATGGCGTTAAAAAGCCTGCTTACTTGGCCGCTGCAAAGGCTCTTCTTGCCGGTAAGGTCACACTGACCGCTGAAGGTGAAAAGCGCATTGCGAAGGTCGGAGATAAAGACCTTAAAACTTTTATTAAGGAATGGGCAGGGACGGACGAAGGCAAGTCTTTTGTTGATGCAGCCGTAAATAATGGAGGGGGCGCACTTGGGGGAAATGGATTGCCAGCAGGTGATGGCGATTTAAGTAAAATGTCACCTGAAGCGCGGTTAACTGCAATTAATATGAGTGAGAATAAAGCAGCATAAAGCTTTAAATACAATTTGATTGCCTTCTAATGGGAGGCAAAAACGTAATGGCAAAGCCAGTTCTAAGGGAACAAAACCCTGGAACTGGCTTTTTTTATTTTATAAAACAAGGAGAAATATTATGGGAATGTCACTTTTGGAGTATTCAAAGAGCGTAGGGCCAAACACCAAACGCGGGACAATTATCGAACTGTTTGCGAAAAACAATGAAATCCTCAATGCTATGACTTTTGAAAATGTAGAGGGCAGCGGCGTTGACTATAACCTGGAAGCAGCTTTGCCGGGTGTAGCTTTCAGGGGTATCAATGAGGAATACACTGCATCAGCAGGCGTTATCAATCCTCAGCATGACCCGCTGAAAATAGCAGGCGGAACTCTGGACGTTGATACCGCGCTTATCAAAATGCACGGCTCAGGCGTAAGGGGAAAACATGAGGCTATGAAGGTTAAGGCTCTTGCACTGAAGATTGCAAGAAACATAATCAAGGGCGATTCCACATCAGACCCCAGGGAGTTTGATGGATTACAGAGACGGCTTGCAAATGACCAGCTTATTTGTGCAACCTCTGGCTCATCTGATTCTGTTGGCGCGCTCTCTCTCATCAAATTGGACGAAGCTATTGACCAGACCGATAACCCTACAGCAATCATCATGAACAAGAAACTGAGACGGCTTATGACTCAGGCTTCAAGATCAACTACATCGGGTATAGGCGCGCATATTACTGAGACGATAGATAACTGGGGTCGTCAGGTTATCAAATACGCAGGCCTTCCTATTCTTGATCCAGGAAAGGACAATACTAATGTTGACATAATCCCGGTTACAGAAACAGCAGGGGACGCGGGCGCGGATGCAACAAGCGTTTATGTTGTATCTTTTACCGATGGACATTGCGAGGGCATCCAGAATGCAGCAATGGAAGTCAAGGACTTGGGACTTACTGACTCAGGCGTAATCATGCGAACTCTTGTCGAGTGGCTTATGGGTATGGCTCTGTATCATCCAAGGGCAGCAACAAGGATCTGGAATATCAGCACAGCAACGGCTATCACAGCATAGTGAAAGGCTGGTAAGGGTTTGTTTTTATTTATTAATAATTTATTTCAATAAGGAGTATTGAAATGACCACATACATGAAAGAGGATTTTGTTTTTGATGCCGATATGGTGCTTGAGGATTCACTGGACAGTTCAGGGGATGTATCCGCTATAGTTGCTTCCCAGGAAGGTAAAGTTTTGGATGTTGCCAAGATTATCGATCTTGGGGACGGCCTGGTTGAAGGTTACATGATAATTGACATTGACGCTATTGTTACTACAGCAGCAGATTTGCTTTATGAGATTTTTCTTCAGGGCGCACAGTCTGCAACGTTTGCCACAGCGGGACTTGTCAGAAACCTTGCAGCCCTTGAGCTTGGAGCCGGTGAGCTTTTAACTAATGCCACAGCAACCACAGGGGATCAGGGAGCAGCGGGTGACAGGTATGTTGTACCTTTCCGTAATGAGCTTAACGGTGAGATATTTCGCTATGTCAGGGTATATCAGCAACTTGCCAATGGCACAGGCGAAAGTATAACTGATACAATCTGGCTCACAACCAAGAAAAAGGGATAATGTCTCTTTTAAATTAACTCCAAAGGAGGGCAATTAAATGCCAGTAGTAGATTCAGGAATAGTTACGATTTATGATCGTAAGAACGAAAATAAACCACTTGTCTGTCACAGAATAGATGCAAAGGTATTTCTTGAGCATAAGTCAGGAAGATGGTCGGCTGACCCTAACGCAAAAAGCATAAAGCTGAAGGACGCAAAGGGAATTGAAGTCAAATCGGATTCAGGGGCTACCATGATTTTAAAAGAAATGACTCTCAAACAGCTTCAGGGGTACGCAAACCAGAAAAAGATTGAGGGCTGGGAGTCAATGGACAGGGCCAAACTTGTTGAAGCTCTTGAAGCTTTAATCACAGAGGAGTCAAAGAAAGATGAGTAACAAGCCGATACAAGGTGATCAGGTTATCACCGGGAATGTGTTTTTAGGCGGGGACATTATCAAAGCAATAACGTCCTCAGACAACAAAATCCATGTCAGCCCAAAGGGTAGTGATATTCTGGGCACCGGGACGGCCTTTTCACCTGTAAAGACTTTAACCCAGGCATTAACAATGGTCACGGCAACCCGAAACAAGATCGTTATGGATGCCGCTGAATATGATGAGGTATCAGCCCTTGTATGGCCTTCTGTTTCAGGGATTGAATTGATTGCAAGGGATGGAAAGGCAATCATATCAGCGTCGGAAAGCATTACCCATGTTTTAGGAATTGATCCAGCGGCGGCGTCGGGCACATGGTCGGCAACTCTTGAAAACATAAAAATATCTCATGCTGACGGTCAGATCGGTTTACAGGTGGATAATGCGACAGTCGGCAAGAGAATAAACCTGATCTTCAAGAATTTTGAAGCTGAAGCAGAGACCCCCACAGACGCTTCCATTGATATTAATCGACGCGGGGCGGCGGGTGATGCAATAAGGGTTTATGCTGATGGCCAGGGAGACACTATTGAGGGACTTGTAACTGTCATTACAGAAAGCACAGATGACCGTTTTAGGTTTAAGGGAATGCGCCTGGTAGGCGGATTGACTGTAGTAGGGGCCATTGCCTCCGAAGTCACCCTGATAAACTCAGGCATAAAAACAAGCGGTCTAACCGTGGACGGGGCAAACAAACTGACAAACGTAGGCTGCTGGTATGAAACGGACGAAAATCCGAATGTTTATACCGTAATGGCCGACGCATACGCCACATATTAAGAGGCATTATGAGTATTATTGTTGAAGACGGCACCGGATTAAGCACAGCAGAGAGCTATATTTCTGTAGCCGATGCCTCTTCCTATTTTACCGCCAGGGGTAACACCTCATGGGCAGCAATTACAACCGATGCGCTCAGAGAAGGTTATTTAAGGCTTGCCACTGAATATATGTTGCAGGTTTATCGGCACAGGTGGCAAGGGGTAAGATACACGGAAACTCAGGTGCTTGACTGGCCGCGTACAGGAGTTGTCAGGGATAGCTGGGAAGTTGCGATTGACGAAATCCCGGTGGAAGTCAAGAGGGCATGCGCTGAATTGGCTTTAAGGGCCAGCGCGGGAACCCTTAATCCCGATCTCAGTCAGGGCGTAATCTCCGAAAAGGTCGGGCCTATTGCGGTCACATATGACCATTATTCCCCTCAGTCTCCCAGGTACAAGGCTATTGAGGCTATGCTTGCACCTTATCTGTTATCAGGTGGTAATGGCGTAAGTGTTAAATTGGAGCGGTCATAATGACATTTGCAAGCCGTATGCAGCAGACAGCCTTTAGACTTATAAAAGATAAGGGCCAGGCGGTGACTCTTATTCATGTAACAGCAGGGACATATGCCCCATCAACCGGGGCAGTATCCGCACAGGTAACAACTACTCAGTATGGGTATGGGGCGGTGATAGATTGGGATTCAAAACACATTGACGGGACTTTGATCAAAATAGGGGATAAAAAGCTTTTACTTTCTCCCTTAAATACAGCAGGCGCAGCTTTAACCGCACCTGTTTTAAATGACACGATAACGGACGCAGCAGGCAAGGTTTACACCCTTGTTGCACCATTAAACACTATTTCACCGGCGGGAACTGCCCTGCTTTATGAATGTAATATGCGAGGGGCTTAATGGGCTTTACTGATGACATAAACAGGTTTGCTAAAAAGGCAATGACAAACTCTGACCAGGTTGTCAGGCTTACCGTGTTTAAAGTAGCTGAAAGGCTCATTGAAAAAACACCTGTCGGTGATGCTAAATATTGGAAAAGTCCACCGCCAAAGGGATATGTCGGGGGTCATGCAAGGGCAAATTGGACATACTCAGAGGGGATGCGAGTAATCCAAGAGATTGAAGGGGTTGACGCTGATGGAGCAAAAACATTACAAAATATTCAAGCCAGCGTACCAAGGGACGCGGCAAAAAGAGTTCATTATATTCAAAATTCTGTGCCCTATATTGAAAGACTTGAGGAAGGGTGGAGCAGGCAGGCACCGAATGGCATGGTAGCCATAACAGCAGCAGAGTTTCAAGGGATAGTCAGTGAAGAGGCTAGTAAATTATGAGCATAGTTTCTGTCAGGGCAGCATTAAGCACAAAATTAAATGGCATGACACCCGCCTTGAGTACAGCGTGGGAGAATGTGCCATTTACTCCAGTGACAGGGACGCCATATCAATCAGCCTTTGTGCTTCCATCGGTAGAAAATCCTACAATGGGGGATGATTATCATAGGTTGATTGGGATATTTCAAGTCAGTTTAAAGTATCCCCTGAATGCAGGTACAGCGACATCAGAGGCAAGGGCAGAGTTAATAAAAACGACATTTAAGCGTGGCACCTCAATGACATCGGGGGCAGTTACAGTAATAGTGGAAAAGACTCCTGAAATATCACAGGGCCGGGCTGAAGACGATAGATGGGTAATACCAATAAAAATAAGATGGTTTGCAAGCATTAATTAAGGGAGATATCATGAAAAAATCAATATTATCAATAGTCTTAATCCTGTTACTTTTCCCCATGAGCGCCTTTTCTGCAGGAAGCTCTTTTACTGTCACAGACGATACTTTTCTTAATGGTGTCAGGACGGTAACAGTCGCCTTTGTGGCCGATGATGCAGATGGAACGATACCATCTTTGACTATTAACAAAAACACAGCAGGAATTGTGCATGGAGCCTTTGATGGGTTTGCATTCTGGAAGGTTGACATTGATTGTAATCATGCAGGTACGGAGCCCACAGAGGATAGTGATCTTGTTATAACACATAACGGGGTTGATATCTTGGACGCGGCGGGCACTAATATGATTGACAATACCTCTGAACGTTCGGTTTTTGCCTCTGTGAATAGCGGGGGTTTTATACCAATACCGATTATATCGGATATGGTGGCAACTATCACACAGGCGGCAGTTGTTACCAATTCAGCAACAGGCACCCTTAAACTCATTTTTGTAAAATTTAAAAGTTAACAACAATATAAGAGGAGATATATCATGACAATAGCATCAGGAGTAGAAAAGAAAGTAATACTGGCACCCCAGGCAGCAAAGGGAACCGTGGCAGTCGCTAACCTTGCAACCGCTCAGTATTTAAGAAGGGTTACAAGTTCTCTTGACCTTACAAAAGAGACTTACCAGTCAAATGAGGTTAATAACAGCAGGCAGGTTTTAGACTTCAGGCATGGTGTTCAGTCGGTTGACGGCACAATAAACGGGGAACTTTCTGTGGGAACATATGGGAAAATGATGGCCGCAATACTCAGAAAGGCCTTTGTTGCGGGTGTTTCTGATGCAGCCAATACCGGAGTTGCCATTGATGCCAGCGCAAAAACTCTGACCCGTGATGACGCTCTGGGCTCATGGCTTGAAGATGGTTTCAAGGTTGGTGATATTATCCGATGTACTGGATTTACTGCAACTGCAAACAACAGTGTCAACTTTATGATAACCGCTGTAACGGCACTTGTTATAACTTTTATTGTTCTCAATGACAAAACGCTAACTACAGAGGTCAAAGGACAGGCGGTTACTACTTCCGTGGTAGGTAAAAAATCATGGATACCGGCAACCGGACACACTGAAGACTGGTTCACATTTGAGCATAATTATTCTGACCTTGATATATCAGAGGTCTATTATGACTGTAAAGTGTCTTCAATGGCACTTAAACTGCCTCCAACTGGTATTGCAACAATCGATGTCGGGGTCATGGGTCTGAACCACAACTTTCTTGCATCCGGTGACTCTCCCTATTTCACAGCAGTTCTGGCAGCATCTACAGGCGGAGTTCTGGCCGGTGTAAATGGTGCGGTAATAGTTGAGGGCGCAAAGGTGGCATTGATCACAGGGCTTGATTTTAACATTGCTGGTAACCTCTCAAGCGAGCCGGTTGTTGGATCAAATGTCAAACCCGATGTTTTTGACGGGCGCGTTATTGTGACAGGCAATATGTCGGTTTTCTTTGATGGGCCTACCTTCAGGGATTACTTCGCAAATGAAACAGAGGTTTCAATCAGTGCTGTTTTCACAGCCAGCAATGATGACGACGCTGATTTTATAGCTTTCACAATGCCCAGGGTAAAGGTCGGTGGATCTCAGAAAGACGATGGAGAAAAGGGACTCATTCAGACCGTTCCTTTTACCGCTCTGTATGATACCAGCGCGGGCGCGGATACCGGGGCCACTGCCACAAACTCACTGGCAACAACAATAAGCGTACAGGATTCAAGCCTGTAATTATATCAACAATTAATGGAGGGATTTATTAACATGGTTAAAATAGATTTAAACGACATCGACACGGTAAAGGGATCAAATGAAGGGTTTGACGTTTCCATTTATCATCCAGGGACAAACGCAGATCTCGGAATTATTATAACTGTACTTGGAAAGGACTCTGACGCATTCCAGGGAAAAAGCAGGCAGCAGAATAAAAAGAGAATGGCAAAGCTGACAAAGGGCGGGTTCAGGGCACAGAATTTAACCCCTGCACCTGAAGAAATTGAAGCTGACGGACTTGCACTGCTTGCGGCATGTACAAAGGGTTGGAAAACTCTGGCAGTAAAAGACAAGGAAGGAAGCATAGTTGAACCGATAAAGGATACAATCCTGATTGGCGGTAAAGAGCTTCCTTTTACTGAAGATAACGCAGTAACCCTTTATGGTCGCTTTCCGTGGATCAAAGAACAGGTAGACGTTGCTATCGGTGATCGCGCAAATTTTATTTAGACCTGATCGGGGAACCGGAACGGGAAATTGAAAAAGAGACCGTTCCGGGGTTCGGTCTGATCGGGTTTGCTCAGAAAGAATTTAAATTAAATGCAAGGCAAAAAGATGGATCAACACTCAGAGACCACTTACAGGCAGTTGAAAGACAAACAGGCAAAACACCTGAACAGCTTGCTCCGGTCGAGTTCCATTACGCCTTACGGTATATATGGGAATGGTTTATCGATCTTTCAGCGGGGCGCGGATATAGTGAAGTTGGGCCACTGCCTTTAACTTACACAGAGATAAAGGCGTGGTCTGACTTGACTTCGCAAAAAACAAACGCTTGGGAAATTGATATTTTGAAGCAGATTGATAGGGTTTATATAACTGAGAGTTTAAGAAAATGAGCCAGGACATAGCCAGCCTATATATAAAGATCGACTCTAAAGGGGTTGTTACTGCCTCTAAAGACCTTGACAGTCTTACCAATACCAGCCAAAGAACCGAAAAAGCTACAGCCTCAATGAATAAAAGCTTTTCTGATCAAGTTAGAATACTAAAACAGTTGGCAGCGGCTTATGGTGCTTACAAGATCGCAGCGTATATAAAAGATATCACCATGCTTGCGGCCAGGTATGAGACTTTAGGGGTTGTGATGCACCAGGTTGGTAATGTTGCGGGTTACACCTCAAAAGAAATGGATAACTTTCAAACTTCCCTTGAAAAAACTGGTATCAGCATGACAAAAAGCCGGAGCGTTTTAACAAAGATGCTTCAGGCACAGCTTGACCTTAATCAGGCAACAAAACTTGGCAGGATAGCCCAGGATGCGGCGGTTATAGGAAATATAAACTCTTCTGAAGCATTTGAACGTATGATTTATGGCATACAGTCGGCACAGATTGAAATGCTTAGAACCATTGGAATTAATGTCAATTTTGAGAATGCCTATAACAAAGTTGCAAAGGCATCGGGTCGGGTTGCGGCTTCTCTTTCTGAATCTGAGAAAGCACAAATCAGAATGAATGTAGTTATGGAAGCAGGAAAAGGCATTTCAGGGACTTATGAGGCATCCATGACCACAGCCGGGAAGCAGGTTTTATCTTTTGAAAGGCATATTGAAAACCTCAAGGTATTAATGGGCAAACTTTTCACCCCTGCCCTTGCTCTTGTCATTGAACAAATAACAGAATCAATTAAGGGCGTCAATAATGAACTGAGCGGAGATAGTTCTGATAAAATCGAAGATTGGGGCAATAATTTCAGACTCACCATCATTGATATTGAAGCGGAAATTATGCGCCTTTCAATGTTTATTGATAAAGTTGGCGGTACAATGTCATCAGCAGCAATGTTGATTTATGGCCCAGGCACGGCACTTGGAATAAAAAGCAGTACAGAGCGATTTGAGAAGATGGCACAGATTAACATGGATTTAGAAAAAAGGTACCTGGATACAGAAACTAAATTACAGGCATTAGCGGACAAAAGACGTGACATTGAGGAATCAATGACACCCGCTGCAAAGGCAAGGGCAAAGGCTGAACAAGCGGCAGCAGAGGCCAAAATAGTAGCTGAACAAAAGGTGGCTATTGCAGCTCAGAAAGCGTTAGAAGATCAGGAAAAGCTTTTAGAATCCACAAAGAAATTAAGGGAACAATGGGACGAGGTTTCACAGTCACTTAATGAAAAAATCCAGTTATCAGGGCTTAACGAACTGGATGCAAAGATATTGCAGATCCAGTTCGATGCCCAGCATTTAAAAGATCAGTTCAAGGACTTACCCGAATCTATTAAAACCGGGGCCTTTACCCTTATTGACAAATTAAAAGAAATCAGTGTCGGCCAGGCAAAGACTGACAATCTTGAAAAGGTATCAAAGTCCTATGAACAATTAACCGCATCTATTGACCCGGTTATTGAACGATCATTGAAGATGGCTGAAGCTCAGAAGGTCATACAGACCGCCCTTGAACTTGGCATTATCACCTCTGAAAAGGCCACAGAGGTCAATAAAAAGCTTGCTGAATCGTATGAGAAGGAAGCGGCTGACAAGCTTTTGCAAGATAAAATGACTCTGTATAAAGACCTTGCAGGGTTTGAGGACGAATACAGACAGTTACAACTCGAATGGATATATAAAATCAGAGATGAAGAGATAGCCGCCACAGGCGATATAACAGCGGCAAACAAGAAAGCATCCGAGCAGGTTGCTAAAATCAAACAGGCAGAATTTGAGGCGCAGTCTTCCAGGGTTGATGATGCCCTTGGTCAGATGGCTGCAACATTTCAAAGCATTGGAAATATGTATGATAAATCATCCAGTGAATATGGTAAGATGCAGTCAGCAGCAAAGGCCATGATTGTCTTACAACAAGCCGTTGCAGTAGCCACAGCGGTGGCAGCAATTGCAAATCAGGGCTTAGGTGATCCCTATACAGCCTTTGCCAGAATCGCAGCAATGGCGGCGGCAATGGGTGGGTTATTGGCATCAGCTGGGCTCTCTCTTGGAGGGGGTAGCAGCGCGGCGGCTCAGGCAAAGCCTAAAAGCACAGTTTTGGGCGCTGAAGATGGCGCGGGCAGCGAATCAATAAAGAATTCTTATCAGCTTCTTGAAGATACCTATTCGATGGAGTACAGGGAACTCTCCCAACTTAATGATTCTATGAACTCCTTAAACCGTAACATATCGGGCCTTGTTGCAAATGTCCTGCAATTAGGGATCGGTGATATGGGCGGGTCAGGGTCAGAGGTTTACGGGTCATCTTATAAAGTGGGTAAGATGTTTGATGCAGTATCTGGTTATACCGTTGCGGCAATGCTCATGGGACCCATAGGAGTAGGCATAAATTATTTTTTAAATAAAATAACTGGGGATTTGACAGGCAAGATATTTAGTGAAATATTCGGGGGCAAGGTAACAACAAAGGTCACTGAATCCGGACTTTCAATGGGCTCTTCTTCAGTATCCGGTTTATCATCCGGGGCCGGGGTGGACGCTCAGGCATACGCTCTCATTAAAAGAGTTAAAGATGGGGGTTGGTTCAAATCTGATAAAACAACATTTTCAACACAGTATCAGGCAATCGGATCAGGTACACAAGACCTGCTTTCATCTATTTATCAGGACATTTCCACCACACTTATATCATTAACAAAAGAATTTGGTTCTGATATGTCAAAGACAATGGCTTATACTTTTGCATCAATTGACATTGACTTGAAGGATATGACAGGGGAAGAGATAGACAAAAAGTTATCCGAATACTTTTCAGGCATAGGTGATAAGGCAGTCGAAACGCTTTTCGGGTCCATCTTAAAGGGTTATCAGCAAGTCGGGGAAGGTCTGCTTGAAACAGCGGTCAGATTGATAAGGGATAAAGCGGTTATTGTGGATATGCTGGAAAAGACCGGCCAGGCGTTCACCGGGACCATACCCCAGGTAATAGCATTTGGTGAAACGATAATTGATCTTGCCGGTGGTATAGACAACCTACAGGACAGCTTTAAGACCTTTTATAATGAGTTTGTTACAGAGATTCAACAGCAAGTAAATTTACAGAATGACCTGACGGGTGCCTTGTCAGATATAAATGCCATTTTACCGGCAACCAGGGCCGAATATGCCAATATGGTTAAAAGCCTTGATTTGACAACTAATGCAGGGAAACAGGCGTATGTAGTTTTGTTGGGTCTGTCAGAGGGGGCGGCGGCGTATTATAAGTACATTGAAAATCTCCAGGATGAACAGATATCAATGCAAATCGAATTGCTTGAGGCTCAGGGGAAAACCTCCGAAGCTCTCGCCCTCAGTAGGCAAAAAGAACTTGATGCCATGGACGCAACCTTACAGGCTTTACAGAAACAAATATATGCTCAACAGGATTTAAACAAAGCCATATCCGGAGCCATATCCGTTATTGACGATCAGATTTCAGCATCACAGACAGCGGCAAGCACGGCCCGGAGTAATGCAGATAATTATCGGGAGATAACAGAGACTTTAAAGACTGCTATTGACGAAATAAGGGGCATAGGTACAAAATCGGGCAGCAATTTGAAAGAACTCTATGCGAAGGCCTTAACCGGGGACGCAACGGCAATGTCGGGCCTTCCTGATGCTGCAAAGTCATATCTTGAATCATCTATGTCAACAGCTAAAACATCGGCTGATTATAAACGAATTGAAGGACAGGTATTACAGATGCTTGATGAAGCCCGGAAAGTTTCTATTAATGAAACGAACTGGGCAGAATACCAGGCGGGAATCCTTGATATTCAGACTGGAATTCTGAAGGAAATAAAAGAGACTTTACAGGCACCGACGCTCGACACAGAGCTTTTAGAGCAACAGCTTGGATTATTGGGCACAATATCAGGGTTATTGAGCAATCAGGAAAAGCATCTTATTATAGGAAATGCAACTCAGGCGGCTATACAGGATATAAGCGGCCTTAATTCGGCTTACTCTGAAGGCATGCTTAAAGCCCTTATTGAAAGTGCAACTCTCCAGGACAGTAGCCTTGTAGGAATACTAGATAAAAATACTGAAATTGCATCTTTATTGAACCAGATAAAAAGCCTTATTTCTACACAGGCACAGATTGAAATAGTAGCAAATGCACAGGCCGAAGCAGATAGACTTGCAGCAATAGAGGCAGAAAAGAAAAGGGCTGAAGATGCAAGAAAGGCAGCTGAAGCATCAGCGGCAGCTCAGGCGGCGGCTGAAGCTCTTGCACGTAAAACAGCAGAAACAACAGCTGCCTATAATAACCAGATGGCTATTGTAAATCAAATGCAAGCCCAAATGGAAAGCCTTTATACCTCAAATGGTGGATCTCCTGATGCGAATTTTGGGGCGTATGTTTTACAATTGCAGGCTGTAGTGGATGCGGCAATCGCTGAAGCTCAAAGGCTATGGCAGGAAATACCGGGACATGCTTCAGGGCTTAATAGGGTACCTTACGATAATTATCTGATGAAAGCCCATAAGGACGAAGCAATATTAACCGCTCCTGAAGCTCAGGCATGGCGGTCAGGTGGATCAAGCAAGGTGGCATATATTGAAGAGTTCAGAGCCATGAAAAAGGAACTCTCGGAGATCAAGCAGGAACTTAAAGCAGGGAATTATCAGTTATCCAAAAATACAGGGAAAATGGCAAATATCCTTAACCGATTTGATAATGATGGATTACCAGCGGAGCGCACAGTATGAAAATAATAAGACCTGTAACCCTTACAGATGCCATGTTAAGCGCCTCAAACGTGAAAGAGACAGATTATACAGCTTGGAACGTCGCAACGGATTACACGGCGGGGGATAAGTGCATTAAGACAACAGGAATACATAAAATATATGAGGCTCTTGTAAATGTTACAGGGGGTGACTCTCCTGAAATAGATGTATTGGCAGCGGTGCCTAAATGGGTTGAAATCAGTTCAACAAATCGTTGGAAAGCCTTTGATAATAAAGTGGGATCACAGACCTCTAATGCCACTTCAATAACATACAGCATTGCACCGGGCCAGGTCGTTGATTCAATAGCGTTCCTGAATTTGGAAGCATTGTCTGTCAATGTAACAATTACGGACCCGGTGGAAGGTGAGATTTATAACACTACAACTGATCTAGCAATGACTCAATTAACGGGTCCTTCTGCTGTAATAGACTGGTATACATACTTCTTCGCACCTTTTTCATATGTGACTGAATTTGTGCTTTTTGATCTACCTCCGTATGTAAATGAAACAATAGCAATTACAATATCATATACCGGGGGCACGGCAAAGGTCGGGGGCATTGTATTCGGATTACAGGCAACTCTCGGAAATACTCTATATTCTCCGACAGTGGGCATCCATGATTATTCCATAAAAGAGGCTAACGCCTTTGGGGAATATACGATCACGGAAAGGGCCTACTCTGATAAAATGACCTGTGATTTCACCGTGGAAACGGCTTATATTTCCGATGTGAAAAAACTTTTATCTCTTTACCGGGCTACTGCAATGGTTTATGTAGCGGTTGAAAGTTATTCATCAACAATTATTTACGGATTTTATAAGGAGTTTGGAATTGTTATCAGTTACCCAGCTTATGCAATATGCAGTATCGAAATTGAGGGACTTACTTAAAAATATATTTAGTAGAAAGGAAAATATTATGACAATAACAGCTTTACCGGCGGCACCGAGTAGAACCACACCGGCAACTTTTGCGGCTCAGGCAGATGCCTTTATTGCAGCATTGCCTAATTTTGTTACTGAGGCAAACGCACAGGCGGCATTAATAAACGCACAGGCGGCAAATGGGCAAGCGGCATATGAGGTAGGAATCGAAAACGGGGACTTAATAAGCTTACTGGAAAGCGGTGGTTTAATCTGGACAGACTTAGGGCAACAAGGATCGGAAACAGAAATTTTGTCATCTTGTTATTGTGGAAATGGGATTGCCATTGTAGGGACGGGAACGGGACATATATGGCGTTCAGACGATTATGGTGCTACATGGTCAGATATCGGCCAATTAGGTTCGGTTACAGACATATACAGCCTTTGTTATTGTGGCAACGGAATTGTAATAGCGGGTACAGGTAATGGTGGAAAAGTTTATAGATCTGATGATTCCGGTGCTACTTGGTCAGATAAGGGCAGAATGGGCACTGAAACCTCTATTTTATCATGTTGTTATTGTGGGGATAAAAAAATAGTAGTAGGGGGCAATAGTGGTAAAATTTATCGGTCAACTACACATGGTGCAACCTGGAGTGATTTGGGTTTAGTTGCTCCGGGCTTAGACATTCATTCCCTTTGTTATTGTGGGAATGGGTACACATTAGCTGGGACTGATGGGGGTAAAATTTTTATTTCTAACAATTATGGATTATATTGGAATGATGACAGTAATATTTCAGATTACATATATAGCCTTTGTTATTGTGGAAATGGGATAGTAATAGCGGGATGTTCAAATAAAATATACAGGTCTTTAGATTACGGGTTTACTTTTACTGCCATTACCACAAACCTTTCAGAGGTTCCATATTTCCCGTCAGTTTGTTATTTAGGAAATGGGGTTGTTATTGCGGGGACTAGCGGGAATCCAGGAGGCAATATTTTCAGATCGCTTGATTACGGAGCTACTTGGTCAAATAAGGGAGTGTTAGGAACAGAGGTGAATGTTCCTACTCTTTGTTATTTAGGTAACGGTATTGCTCTTGCTGGTACATCTACCGGCGGTAAAATCTACCGTTCAATTTATTAAGGTGATGAGATGAAGAAACTTATACTGATAATAGCCCTGGTGATGTTGCTGGCTTCAAATGCTTTGGGGGGTATCTTTTTAAAAGAAGATGGAATAACAAAGGTTACAAAAGAAGATGGAACGACTTATATCATAACAGAGGGCACTATTTCAACCTTGCCAACAAATAATATTAATAAACTCTTTTTCTTTTTTTTTAGTGAGGTAGATCATGAAAAAATGGATTATTACACTTTGTCTATTTCTATTGCTTGCCCAAATATCTTGGGCTGATGAAAAGATATCTGATTTTGGGGCGTTAAGCGAGGCTCCAGCATCTGGGGATTTACTGCCTATTGTAGACGTCTCAGACACTACACAAGGGGCCACTGGTAGCACCAAAAAAATAACGGTTACAAATTTTTTATCAGGGTTAAGCGTTGTTTATCACCCCCTTTGGGATTATGATTATACGGATCTGATTAATAAACCGACGATAATCGACTGGACATCGGATCAGGGGGCTACTGACATAAATGCTGCTAATATTCCTACACTTAACCAGAACACAACAGGAACGGCAGCAGGGTTAACAGCACAGTATATTGACTGGAACTCAGCATCGGGTGGAGATAGTATTGCAAATAAACCGACTATCCCGACTGTTAATGATTCTATCACTGACAGTAACACAACATCTGCACCCTCTGAGAATGCGGTATTTGATGCTTTGGCGTTAAAGGCTCCACTTACTAATCCAGTGTTTACTGGTGGCATTTCTGTTGCTGGCACAACTGCTGGCGGGCAGTATATGTTTTTGAGAGAAGATATCGACAATACCGCTGATAATTATACTGGATGGGGTGTATATGGAGAACTGGCACACGACACCATATATGCTTATCCTCTTGCTGCACCTGTTACCGGACAGGTAATGTCATGGGCTACACCAGGTAATCAAACTATGTCAGATGGCTCCACGCAGTCTGTATCTGTAGGAACCTTTGTTTATAAAGATGAAGCTCAAACCCCTTTAGCTGGTGCTGCTGCTGATTTCGATGATAACTGTACCGGAGCATGTTTAAGAGGTGGAACATTTAGAGTTACTACTGTGGGGTCACTTCTTCTGCCAAATTCCTTTGATGGTTTATTGGTAACAGTAACAGATGCAGGGGCTACTCCAACAATAGAACCTCTTGCTACAGGTACAGATGATACAATAATTTATAATGAAACATCATGTGGACAGGGAAACCCTTTGGTAGGTGATGGCACGACAGGGGGTATGGTACTATTGCAGTATGGGGGAGCCGATACCATACTTGCCTACGGCAACGGCTTTGCATGTGGGAGTTAACTATGTTAAAAAGAATATTATTTATAATTCTGATCTTATGCCTTTCTCAAGTCTGCTTTGCTGGACGATTACAGGAAATGCAAAAGGCTGTGATTGCACAGAAGAATGGAGCAACGCCTCCGGCAGGGCCCTCCAAAGTTGCTTATGATAATTTTACCGATGATGACGCTACAGTGCTGACTGACCATACATCTGATAGCTCTCATACATGGGGTAAAGTTGCCGGAAATGCTGGCAACTTAACAGTGAATGCCAATACCATTTATTCGTCAAGCGCAGATAGTGCTAACACATATTATTCAAGTTTCGTCCCTGCCGATGCTGAATATATAGTTAAAGCAACGATTTACAGCTCTGCATCTGGTGGGACGACTCCCTATGTTTGTGGTCGACTTTCTACATCACAAATAACAGGATATTGCGTTAATTGGACAGATGGTAACTGGACATTGCGACAATGGGTTAACGGTACAAGGACAGACCTAGCTACTTATGCTGGTGATACCCCGACAACTGCAAAAGTTGTCAAATTAGACATAACAGACGCAGCGAAAAAAGTATATATTGATGATGTCGAGCGGATTAATTATACAACTGATAATACAATAACGGCCACTGGCAGACCTGGAGTGGCAACATATTTTAGCGATGCGGCTACTGCACGAAATCTTGACACGTGGGAGGTTTGGGAGTGATAAAATTTATCAAAATAATACTTTTATGGCTGTTATTTTCTCCTTCCATTTTTGCTGCTACTTATTATATCGCAGCAACAGGTGGAAATGACGGGAACGATGGGTTATCATCTGGTGCACCAATCGCTACCTTTACCCATGCCTATACTCACTTGACAGCAGGGGACACCCTTATTCTTTTAAATGGCACATATACGATTGCACTTGCTCCTTTGATTTCTGGCACGACAGGAAATCCTATTACTTTTCAAGGTCAAACATACGGGTCTGTATATATAGATCCATCCAGTGCAGGGTCAGCTATTGCCGTGCATTCTAATAACGAAACGCCTGTTGGGTATTTAACTTTTCAAAATATCATAGCTAGGGGCAATGGTGAATATCCAGCAGTTAATGTAAACGGTTCAGATGATGCAACTGAAATTAATATGGTGCATAATATTATAATGCAAAAAGTTGGAGCTTTTGGCTCAGCGCAAGAGACCAATACTGCCGTATTTTCCATCGGTAATAATGCAAGGGATTGTTTATTTGAGGATATATTTTCTTATGGCAGAGGCAGGAAAGCATTACAGGCGTTTGGATCATTAAGGATAACAATAAGACGTGCAGTAATAAGATATGACTATTGGGAGGGAGATAGTTATATCCCTACTGATCCAAGAGACGAATTTTCCGGTTATAATACTGAGGATTCAATTTTTGAGGATATAATCGCAATTGATTCAGCGCCAACTCCATCAGGATATAGTGGGGATAGGAATATATTTACGTCATCCGGCAACGCCACACCTGCAAATGTAACACGCAGCGCAGGTAATAAATATTTTGGCTTATTAGCCATGAACTGTAACTATGGCAATGGTATAGAAATTAATGGAGGATCATCAGAAGATCCTAATTATAATAATGCTTTTAAAGACATAATTATTTGGAACCCACAGTATTACGGAATCAATGTCTATAATAATGATGACTTATCTAATGTTACATATTCAACAGTATACAGTGCAGGGTTAAGGGGATTTGTGGTTAACCCATCCCCTGCAAGCCCTGTCACTAACGTAACGATGCAGTATAATTTTTCTTATAATAATGCCAACGGGGACATGTACGGGGCAGAAACAACATATAGCAATAATACCTGTATCGGAACAGGATGTAATACAGAACCATCATATGCACCGACAATGACATATGTAGTTCAGCCAGCTATGGTAGAGGGTCATGAACGTGGTGGCACAATGGATTATAGATATGTTGACGGAACGCTTACGGGTACAAGACTATGGCCTTGGCCGGAGGAAGATGTAATTAGAGATAATATGTGTAATGCAACCGATCTTGCTGAATCTAACAGAGTGTCGGGTAATGGTGCGGGATGGGAACCATCGTGGTGTGCCAGTACGGATACTTTAACGACCTTCGTTTGGGAATATGCTGGCGGGACTATACCGGAAGACATATATGACGATTCACCGGCAGAGGACACAATCGATCCGATAGTCGCCATATCAGATTCAGACCCAAAAACTTTATCAAGTGGATATACAACCACACTTGGATTTACTTCCTCAGATGCGAACGGAATTGATGAATGCAAATGGCGTTCAGGCAGCGCACCGGATGAAAGTAATGGTACTTTATGTACTGGAACTACATCGGGAACGTGTAGCGTGACAGGTCTGGTGCAGGGAGATCAGATTATCCATGTCGGGTGTAAAGATGCCAGTGAGAATGCAAATTGGAATGATGATAGCATAACGGTAAATGCTCCTTCTTACCGGGCACAGGCAGGCGGTAGTTTTAATATACGTTAATTAACCTTTAACAGGCGATACTATGGGGAATGATATGAACGGAGTAAAAGTCAGCAAGGAATCTTTCAGTAACTTAGACCATAGCACACAGAATACAATTTTATTCGAGAATACGGAAAAGATACTCAGCTTGTTTGAGGCCCAGATTTGTACCTGTAACGAGAAGTTTGACAAAATTGAAAAACGTAAAAGGTTTGACACCGGCATAGGTGGGGCATCCGGTTTAATAGGTGGGATTATTGCTCAGATAGCGAGCTGGACAATTTTTAAAGGTTGACCCTGCCAAAGATCAGGAGTAAAATACTGAAAACAATTAAGGAGGATTTTATGCCTCTTACAGTTGGCCAACAGGATTGCAGAAATGTAGCTATTTATTTTGAGGTGCTTCTCAAGAAAATGATGAGAGGGTATATTCTGGACGAGCATGATTTCAGAGACTACAAATCCCAATTAGAAAAGTTTAAACAATGTTTTATTGAGGGAGAAGATGGACATAGATGCGAAAAGCCTAATAGCCAAGAATGAGGGGTTGAAGTTAAAGCCTTATCTTTGCCCTGCGGGTAAACTCACAATAGGATATGGGCATAATTTGGATGATAACGGGATAACAGAAGAACAGGCCGATATGCTTTTAGATTATGACATAGGGAAGGCGTATAATGATCTCAATAGAATATTCGGAGAGTTCGCTGATAGCATAGATAATATTTCCGATAACAGATATGCCGCCTTACTTGACATGATGTTCAATCTTGGAATGCCTAAATTCCTGAAATTTGAGAAGATGATTACTGCCATAAAACAGGGTGACTGGCCAAAGGCCGCTGATGAATTAAAGGATTCCGCATATTATAAGCAGGTTGGCAACAGAGCAAAGGTAAATGAGAATATTTTGAGGTATGACGCTGACGAAACCCAATAGCAGCAAGGGTTAGCGGGCCGGAATGCGCAAAACGTTTCAGGCTGCGAGATAACAGGGCAAGGCATGGGATAGTATTCATGGGAAAGACATATAAAACATATAAAGGCAAAAAATACCCGGACAAGGAAGCAAAAAATAGAAAACCTGCCCGATCTTGTCTTAATCATGGGGGATGCCCATATTGTCTATCAAACAGAATGCACAAATATAAAAAACAAATAACCGATCATTTTCCCGACACCAGGAACACGATCGGTAACTCATGTGCCATGAGCACAAGGAGATGACCTTGCCATTGAGCAAGGTCTAATTTAACGGAGATATAAAATGACAGGTCTAGTAGCATGGATAGGTAAAATGTTTGGTACGGAAAAAGCGATTGATAAACTGATTGATCAGGGCGCAAAGGCTATTGATGTGCTGTACTATTCAAATGAAGAAAAGGCCGTAGATGCGGCTAAGGATGTTTCAGAAGTTCGTAGCATGATAGTGGAATGGATGAAAAATACAGAAGGTCAGAACCTGGCAAGAAGGTTTATATCCATAGTTGTAACGGGAACATGGACAGCCTCCCATTTTGTAGCCGTGTCATTATCCGCAGTATCCGTCTGGACAGGACACCCTGAATTATGGATGCAATCATCTAAGACGGTTGGTGAATTTGCAGAAAAGACAACCGGTGCCATGATGCTTGTTCTAGGCTTTTACTTTGCTGCCCCTCACTTGGGGGCCATTGTTACAGGGGCGATTGAAAGATTTGGTGGGAAAAAATAACATGCCCTGCAAGAACCCCTATTGTATTTTATATCCAAATTGTGTAGGCTGCAAGAAAAAAGGGGCCGAAGTAAAGGCCCCTGAAGCTAAGAAGAGCTGGCCGGAGGATTGTTAATATTATCCCCTCCCTGTTATCCCGCTGGTGTTAAATATACTCAAAGGCTATTCTGTTAACTACCCTTTGAGGTGTACATTTCATTTCCTTACAGAAAAAATCTATGAATTGTTGAGGGGTCAAATCTGGAAATCCTTCTTTCCTACAATCCTCTGGCATATTTTTAATGCTGAACAAAAATACAGGTTCGGTGTGGACAACTTTTATCTGACATATTTTGTTGATCTTTTCACCCTTCTTTATGCCCTGACATTTTTCAGCAGCATTAAGAATATCACCAGGCTTTAAAAACCACCAGCCACAACGCCTCGTAACAGTTTTAGTTTTGTTCTTAATCTGTTTTGTTGTAAGCATAAAGCTCATATTTCTAGGCATTTATCCCTCCTTAACTCATTACTAAATATTTTTCCTGTTTCTTTTTTGGCAGCTTATCAAACTCTGTAACGGCATCATAAAACCCCTTACTTACCCTTTTTGCCTGTGACATATCCTTTTTCAAACATATCGGGCCCCCCCCCGGGTGAATCTCAAATAGGATTCCCTTGTATTCGTAAATATCCGCAACTGTGACCCTGCATCTTGCTCTTTCATTACCGAAAATATGACAGCCCATTATTTGATACCTTTTTCCGTTAAATATTTAGTCATAAGCTTGATAATATGCCTCATAGCTTCATCTGGTTCAATCTCTTCAATGGTATGTGATATATTATGTTGAAAAACTGTCCTGGGCAATAACCAGATATCGCTTGGCTTTAATGCTTCACCACCATCGGCACCTATCCGATAATGCGTGGCAACTATATCAGATCCATCCCCGGCCTGCCTTGGATGTATAGGTGGCTGTGTCCTGATCCATGCCTTATATTTTTCAGATTCCCATCTTGATACTTTTGGGCAGGCCTTGCCATAATGTACCAAGCATCCATCACTCATTTTCATCCTCCTTTTCCTGATCGTATAACTCCTGCAATGTTTCGTCATCAAAATTAGGCTGTTCATCAAATCCAACCAAATAAGGCAGGTCGTGTTCTCCTTCACATCCCAAAAATGTACCGTCTGCAAATTCAACCTTTGACATCTTAAAGGTTACGTCACCAAATTCAGAGGTCAAATAACCCTGTATGTCCTTAATGGGCTTACCTATTAATTTATGTAAGCTTATAAGATAATCGCTTCCTTCTATATTTATATCGTGTATCTTCATTTACACACCTCATTGAGTTTGTCTATGTCTTCTTTATATACACAATACTCACTATAAAGATCCAAATAAGTAATATTATTATGCACATAGTTATCTACTGCATCACACACCTCTTGCATGGCAGAGATATGGGATTTGATTTTATTATATGCTTTATTATTTTGGGCATAAGTCCTATCTTGCCATGATGCACCATAATCTCTTATCAATTCCATTATATCACTCATGGTCACTCCTTTAAATACTTGTGTTTATGTCAAGGCTATTCGGCCTTCTTAGGGTCTGGAATATAAATTCCATGATCACTTGCACTCCATCGCCTAATTCGTTCAATGTAACAACTTTGATCTTCTGAAAAAAATTCTTCTGTTGATAGCTTTGTTGTACTGCCTCCAACTATTTGACCGGGCCTGATTTTACTTTCAACCGGGTTAAACATGATCTTTAATTCTTCGTGCATCTCTTCAGGATCATATCCAAAATGCTTTGAAAGTATATCAATGACTACGCCCCAATAATATTGGTTCTGTAAGTCAGTCCGCTTTTCACTATGCTTTCTGACAACGATATCAACCCTGGTTCCCGGCTTAAAGGTTAGATAGTATAACGCCATTTCCCTTTTGACCGGAGGGGATACTTTTAATATCCCTCCGTTCAAAATATCTCCTTGGAATATGGGGACAACTTTCTTGGCCATTATCTATTCATTAACCTCTCTGTAATCGCCTTTACCTGCTTGTTGAATTTATAGATTTCCTGATAAAGTTTCCCGATGTATTCTTCATCCCGATAGTACCGATCAACCACTAAATTGAGTCCAGGATGATATGAAACCCGATCAATCCATTTTCTGCCTGAGCATAAAAGATTACACTGTAACTGAGGGTAATGCTCTTTTTTATCCCATCCTTCCTCAAGCCTTGTGATTTGAGTTACACCCTCACACCATTTCAGCTCAAGCATTCCATCATCATCAATTAATCCATCTGGAGATACAAGCCATTCCCTTTTTTCATCATAATAAATAAGTGCTACTTCTCTTACTGAAACTCCATACTCAAGGGCATAAGCTTCACGGCCCCAGGGTTCGTCTTCGTTCCCTTTCTTCATCTGCCATGTTGTAGGCTTTTCAATCCGCTTTCCAGTTATGATCTCATAAGCCTTTTCTTTGGCATAGGCCACTGACTGCTTAGAAATTAAACCGGTTGGGCTCAATATTTTTTCAGCGCCTGAAGCGGAAAATTTACCGAGCTTAGCCTCATACCATTCGGGGTCATGCTGCTTAAAAGAATCTTCGATTATGCAGGCCATTCCGGGCATCCCTTCCTGTTTATGCATTTATCACAATCAGATATGGGTCTATCATGCCCCTCCCGATCAGGGCAGGGAAGTGTCTTAGGCTTTCCCTTTGCCACACCTATCACCCTGATAGCCTCCTTAAAAGCCTTTTCCGGTATACTGGCAATGTCGGCTATCTGGTCAAGCTTGCAATATTTGGCTATCATAGGAAGATACTTGTCTAAGGGTATATTTTTTGCTTCTATGCCCTTCTGTATTTCTGCTGCCTGTGCTTCTGTGATAATGCCTTTTTTCTTTCCTGCTGCATTTCCATCGTCATCAAGGTTAGATTCATCAATAACCGCAAGTCCTGTTACAGCTTCAAATGTCGCGCCTTTAAGATATGTAATTGTGGACTTGATCTGCTGTATAGGATTTTTTGCATTGCCACCGCTTGAATCTGGCAAAGCTGAAAGAGTTACGGCCTCAGAATGGCCCTGCTTATGGCTTAAAATACAGGTTACTATTATAGTCCCAGTATCTTGTTTTATATCAAAGGACGCCGATAAATCATGCTGTCCAAGCGCAGGGTTAGCAGTCTGAAGAAGATTGCCGAGTGATGTATACATGGCTTTTTTATCACCCTTAGAAAATTGAGAGTTTTCCTTATCCTTTATTATTTTAAGGGGACATTTATTAAACTCGGCCCGCGCTATGAAATATGCTTTTTTTGCTTCTCTTTCTTCCCACTTTTCTTGAAGTTCAAGCATTTTTTCAATACGAGAAATATCGATGCCTTTGTTTAATGCGATCTGCATTATACCAGCGGGGCTGTTGTCATTCACCTGTAATGTATGCCCCTGCGCTGTCTCCATAGAATAATCATTGCGTCTGTCAATTACCTTTACCTCAGTGTCTATTATTTCTCCTGACATTTTAATCCCTCCAAGTGTTTAACGAATCGTTCAGCGCAATCATGGCCATGTTCCCTCGCCACAAGATCAGCAAGGGGTAATTCGATTATTTGACCATTGCGCCATAATAAACCATCTTTTGTATAGATGTTATCCTGGGTTGTCATCTGCTCTGACATCATATTAAGCTCCTGCTATTTTCAAAAGTTGAGTAACCTGCCCTGATATTGCCGTTAACCTTGCGTCCATTGCTATTTTAAGGTCCTTGTCCTTGATCTCAGGTGGTGCGGATATTAACTGAGATATTGACCTTGCAAAATTTATTATTTTTGTCTTATCAGGAGCGAGTGCCGCAACCCTGGCCGCTTCTGCTGCGTCTTTTTCGGCCTGTAATTTATCTGCTGCCTGTTTATCTTTTAGCTTCTTTTCTGCAAGATCATCGGCCTCTTTTTGGAGTCTGTCTTTTTCTTCTGTTTCTCGTGAAGATACCAGAAAATTCCATTTATCCACAAAAGGTTGGAATGCTGTATCATCGAGAGTTATTAATTCTTCTTTATCTATAATACATGCGTCTGTTACCGTATCGAATAAAGCTCCATCTGATATCCTAGTATAAGCCCTGTCAAAATAATTAATTCTCCTTGACCATATGGCATTGTCTGCATTCCTTTTTGCCTGTTCGATCTTGTCGGCCTCTGCCTTTAACCGGACATTTTCAGTATCAATAACCTTCTGAGCTTCGGCTTGTCTCTGCCTCTCTGCTTCTTGATCTTTGGCAACCTGTTCAAGCCTTGTTTTCTCTGCTGCCCGGTCAGCCTCTTCCTTTTCAAACTGTAGGCGTTTTGTAAGGGCAATATTCAGAACCATCAAAGCTGATTCTTTTTTAGTTTCGGCTTCAAACGCAAATTCCTCAAGGGTATCATCAATCACAAACTCTGCAATGGCGTTGATCTTTCCCTGAATTATCTCGGATGAATCATTGTAGCCTACTGCTGCGGTCTGAGTGATAAAGGCTATCCTTGCCTGTATCCGTGCAATGCGCTCAGCTTCAATCTTGGCAACCCGGTCATCCTCTGCCTTGCGTACAGTCTTTAAATGGCTTTCAATGGGGTCAAGAGCATCGTATACCCTGTTCTTTTCAGAGTCATAGTGCTTTCCTGCCTTGATGATATCCGCCTTTTTCTCCTTATGCCATTCATCAACAGTTTTGCGGATTTCCCTGCATTCCTTTTGTCCTGCCATAACCATAGCATAGCTTGCCTTGTCATCTGGTAGGATAACTATATCAAGATACTTTTCCTTTAACCCTTGTATTGCCACTGCATCAATGTCGTACTTTACTAATTCCATTGCCATATTACTCTCCTTTTTAATTTATATTTTAATCCGCCTGGCCGCTTCAGTTCACTTATGTGCTTTCACTGCCATTTATCGAGTACGTTAGTCTTTCGGGCGGAGGTTGTTCAATATCCCATCCAGGTGAGCAATCAGGGCCTCACGGGTGGGGAATTCTTCTGTTTGCTCTTCCTCTAAGAAAAATTCATAGTTCATATCATTTGATCCTGATTCGTAAGCATTAAACTCTACTGTAACAGCGGTATAATGCCCTGTTTTATCCCTTATGGCCTGAACTTTTTCCATAATCTCTTGGTCTGTCATGGTTATTTATCCTTTTCTACCCTGATTATCCATTTACCTTTATCATCTATCACTATTGTTCCATACTGTATGTCTATGTTATTATAGCCTATCTCAACAAGCTCAGGCTGCTTCTTTGGCTGATCCCAATACACAACAAAGGACATTAACCCCAAACCCAACATGAGGGCTATTAGGCAGCATATAATCAATTGTAGGATGTTATACCGGGGTTCCATTGTTATTTCTCCTTACCCCACGTCCTTTAATTACCTGACGATTAAAGTAAAATTGCCACTAGAAAAAACATAGAACTCATAAAAGTTTTTCTGTCTAAAGGCTCATTTCTTTTATCAAAAAATATTATAAGCCATCCGAAAACCAAACAAATTATTCTTAGAATTATGTTCGTTTCCATCTTACTCCCCTTTCAGAGCCTTAACTGTTGTCTCTAGTGCCTCCGCTATACAGCGCAAGGTGCTTTCTTGAGGCTCAGAATGACCATTTTCAATATTGAGAATAGTCAATGCTGATACCCCTGCCTTTTCTGCAAGTTCATACTGTAAAAGACCTGCCCTTCTCCTGAAAATCACTATTCTTTCTGCTAATGTTATTTTTTCCATAATTCCTCTTGACTTACCTATAATAGTATATTAAGTTATATCTATTGTCAACGTTTATTTAAAAAATCTTTAAACCTTATGCCGGGCGTTAACTATTCAGTGGCGGTATAAGAAGTCGAACTCGATACCACGGAGTGCACCATAGTCGAGGCCCCGGGCAAAATCTAGCAGGGGGTGCGGAGTTGCGAGAGACAGCATAAAGGCTAGGATTAAGTTCATTTAACTCGTGATAATGAACCACCGACAGTGACGGAACGGCTCCGGTAAACATAGGTGATAAAGCTGAAAGACTCTTAACTGAGCTGAATAGGTCTTTTATCACCTTAGTTCTAAAACCCACCAGTAAACATCTATAAGGATAAAGAGATCTACAAGATAAAGACATTATACCCTCTGGTTCCATAACTTAATAAGATCGAGTTTTTCAAAATAGATAAATGGGTTAACCGAACAATGGATATTAACGCATCGTAACTGTATTTTTCCAAGTGAAAAACTATCACCTTTACGCTTTATAAATTCAGGCTTGGCTCCACAGAACGGGCAATTTTTTATTTCCACCTTTCCCATATCCCCTCCATAATACATAGTTAATCCTGATTAGTCGGCTGATTTATAATAGCCAAAATAATTAAAGCCCCGATCATACAGAGAACACTTCGCTCATGTCCTATAACTGAATTGTATATCCAGCCATAAAAACAAATTAAAAATGATAACCATTGCATCCATCTTTTCATTTCCTAAACCACTCCTTAACCCTCTGCCAAACTGACTTCCTCTGCTCAAGCCTTTCGATCTGGTCAAGTAAAGATGCTACCTTACCACACACATAAGCATGATAAACCATAATGGCATGGCCTACTTTGGGCGTCATAAGCCTGATATTCCGCATCCTGCCTTCTGTGTTTGCGTCAGGCTGCACCATTTCATTAAGAGCTTGGTAATATATCCATAACATTGCAAACGCATCCTGGGCCGTTGTGGCATCGTTTAAATCAGTATTAAATGCTTAATGGATTGTTTCTTTGGTCATTGTCTTACCCCTGATATCCAGGCAAGCATAAAGCAAGTGCTAATAGTGCCAGGATGATAAGTGTGTATATCATAGCTCTTTTATCTGCGCTTTCCCAGTTTTTCATTTGGACACCACTTTTACAAAGCCGGGATATGCTTTATTGAATTCAGACGCCGGTATTTTATGCTGATTATTATTAATAGTTTTAGGTTGCAGGTACGCTCCAGTTTCCATGCATACAAGCGTAATATCAAAGCAGTTACTAGATGCTATTAATTTCCAACTTCGACCGTACACCTCAGATACAAAAATATCTCCTGCACTATAAAACACCTCCGGCTCAACCTTTTCGAGAAAGCCGAACATGACACCATGCTTGTAAAAGTTGTCAGAATAGCCTTCAATACATTCCATACTATCTGGTTCTGCTGCTTCATTGTCCCACCTTCCCATATCCTTCTGGAACTCAGTGCATGAATCCTTAAACGATGTCCAGCCATACTTTTTCTGATGGGCCACGATGTAATCATACTTTGTAAAAGGTTTTATAACCTTGTATTTCTGTTTCTCCACTTTCTTTTCCTCCTTTGGATGGGCACAGAAGTGTTGATTTTCCATATAAAATCCAACCCCATGCTTGATTGGACATGCAGCATCTATCCCCCTATGTTGATCATATCTATATCCACATTTAATACAGATAGTATCCATTGATTCTTTATCTTTCACTTTATCCTCCTGATGCGCCAGGGTTTTGACTCCCCGGCGCTCAATCACTGTATAGCTTGATACTCTAAATATTAAGTTGTTAAGTTGACTAAGTGACACGTTTACTTGCCTTAATTTAAAGTGCCCTTGTGCCTAGCGTGTTGTGGTTCCACCGCAATACCCGTTTATATTTACTCGTTACGTCTAACTTTCAGCACAAGGACACTGTATTGTGTGATTAGACGTTAAGATCACCTCACACAAACTCCCTCCCGAAACTCTTTTAATTGGGAGAGGCCGGAATCGAACCGGCGGCTTTGGGGGTCGTAATAGCGTTGCCCCCACCCTCTAACCTTAATGCATTGAGGTACTCTCCCATAACTCCCTCCCGAAACTCTTTAAACTGCCTTTACTGGTCGCCTATATGTGCCCATGAAATCAGGCGGATGAATTATCATTCCACCATTTAAACAACGGCCTATCCACACTAAACGACCTTTGAGATACTGCTTAACCCTTTTATTTTCCTTTGTGCGCCTTACTTTGTATGCTTCAAATGATTCACCTTCCAATCTTCTCATATCAACCTCCATTAACTATTTTAAATTACAACTACTCCCCTCATGCCTTTGAGAGCTTTCCGTACTCAACTACTGTACAGGCTTTTTAGGGACTAACACAAGCTATGCTTTGCTGCCCCTGTGTGGTTGAACGCTTACCGAATCCCCGTCTAGCCTTTACAAGCTGCGCTTTATAATACTGATATGTGCAGCCGGTGTTTTAAGCACGTCACAAAAGATCAAGAGACGTTCAACATGGTTAAGATTAAACCATAGTTTAAAAAGGATTGCAAGAAAATAATGCACATAAGTATAAAATATTTTAAACCCCTGTTTTTAAGTTTGACAACAACATTATAATATGTAACAATGGGTCATCTTAAATCAAAGGGGCAAACATGGCAATTGAACTGAACATAGATAAGATCAAAAAGTTAATTTATAAAAAAGGAATCGACATCCCAACTTTTTATAAGAAGCAGGGATGGTCAAGGTTTACATGGCATTATCTTTTAAAAAGAAAAGCAACTGCCCGTAATATAGATATGATTGCAAAGGCATTAGGCGTTAAGGACAAGGAGATAATTAAATGAAATGTGATACTTGCCAGAATCAAAGACATGATCCCGAAAGTGCGGGTAGTTGGGATTATTGTGCTATAGGTAATTGGTATGGGCTTGGGAATAATAGCGACATTATTGATCAGACACTTTGGGATGACTGTGAGGATTATAAACCCCTTGAAGGCAAAAAGTAAGGATTATAAACAATTAAACAGGAGGTAGTAAGATGACGATACACAATATACCAGAAATTCATATCACAGATAAACCCTGTCCATCTTGTGGCAGGGAAGGCGCAACAGGTAAGGATGGAGAAGGTGACTGTTTAAAATGCGTTACAGAAAGGCTTGAAAGGTCACTATCTGTAAAGCTTGGGCCAAAAACCATTGAAGGTATTTTCAACCAGATAAAGGAACTTCTCGAAACTCATTTTGTGAATTTAAACCAGGCATACATTAAGCATGGTGAAGAAAAGTTTTCGATATCTTTCAAGGTTATAGTGGAGCCAAGAGGAAAGACCTCTAATCATACGGATACTCAAATATCATATCGACCAGAGCCAGACATGAAAGATAGCACTGATGGCGTCTATGATGAAGCACAGATGGGTTTATTTGATAAGTAAGTATTAATCCTGCTCCATGCAGGGCAGGATAGGGAAAAATATGAAAACAATTAGAATACAAAATAATACCTGCTGGCCTGATCCTAAGACTTTTAGGGAACTTGGGTGGAAATTAATCCACGCTCCAAATACATTAACAAAAGTTGACAGACTTAATGCACAAGAAATTATTGAGGCATATAGTACATTAATAACACACCCGGCCTTTGCTTTGAAACACGTTACAAAAACAGTATCAGGAATAAGGCGGGCTATGAGGGAGGATGCAGAATGAGCAAAGACTATGAACCATACGGCCCCGAATGGGAAGCTGCTGCAAAATTATGTCCGATCTGCAAGGAAGTAATAGACGAAAACTTATTTTGTTATAAATGCAGGAACGCTTAACGCGATTACATGAGGGGTAAGATGAAAAAAGATAGAACAATGATTTTAAACGTCAATTTTGTAAATGTAAAATACAAACCTTTACGTCCTACTGATACAGGTAATCAATGGGTAGTCGAATTACATGGGGGATGTGGTGATAACTATACAGGCCAAGTAGTTAGACTCAACCTTAAAGGGATAGACTGGTTATTAACTGAATTAAAGAGAGTTAAAGAGGCTGAAACCGACAGATGGGAAGAACTTAATGAAGTTGTGGAGGGGTAAGAGATGACACCATTAACTACGCGAAAAGAAAGACTTTGGGGACAGGAATATGATGTTGCCCCATATTTATTGCGGGCAATACATGGAGATGGTAAGCAATGGTTGCATTTCGGATACCTTGATGACCGACCATGGTATTATGTTGTGAGAGTTGATTCCTCCGTTGTTGCAAATAATGACAATAATACCTGGTATGAAGAGGTACTTGAATGGATATATGAGCAACTTGAAGAGGAAGGCCGGGAATTGATGACCGATGAGCAAGATGAGGAATGGGGAGAGACTGGAAATATAGAAAACAGAGAGTGGCCTATCCCTCCAATTACTAATAATTGCGGATGCGAATGGGGATCATATACGCCTCTTCCTGAAGATTTGGAGATAGCAAAGAGATGACACCGTTTTACGCTGATGACCTAATCACACTTTATCATTGCCGGTGCGAAGACTTTATGGCAGAGTGTCAGGATAAACAGTTCGAGTTGGCGATTTGCGACCCGCCGTTTGGTGGGGGTGACATTGCGGCACATATCCCAAGGGCAAAAGGAACAACAAAAAATAAAATTCATACAGCGGTTTTATGGAATAACGCTCCGAGTAAAGAATATTTTATCTCTCTTTTTAGAATTAGTGAAAATCAAATAATTTGGGGGGCTAATCATTATCCTCAATATTTAGAAAGTTCGAGGGGTTGGATTTTCTGGGATAAAATATATGAAAATACGTTTAATTTCTCAGCAGGTGAATTAGCCTATACATCGTTTGATAGAATATTAAAAATGGTACGTATAAGCCAAAGATGGATACCTAATACACCTCTGCATATACACCCTTGCCAGAAGCCTGTTGCCCTCTATCGCTGGCTACTCCAAAACTACGCAAAGCCGGGCTGGACGATATTTGATTCACATGGAGGTAGTTTATCACTGGCTATCGCTTGCCACGATCTAGGGTTCAAATTGGTAGCAACGGAGTGTGACCTTGATTACCTGACCGCAGCAGTAAACCGGATTAAGAATTACCTTAAACAACCTAAGTGGTTTAAACCCTCTGCCCCCGCAGCAGAGCAAACCACATTATTTTAAAGGAGAATTATGAAAATAGATCAGAACACGATGGAGATTTTAAGCAGAGTAACAATTGAAGGGAATAAGATATTCCTCACTTGTGGGCAGTTGGACCGCAAGCAGTATGTAGCGGTGAATAAGGTCCTTGAAAACATGGGCGGGAAATGGAATAGAAAAGAAGGCGCGCATTTGTACGCTAATGACCCTACACAGGCCTTTGAAGAAATCATGTTGAGTGGGGAGATTAAACCTCCAGAGGATTACGGGTGTTTTTATACGCCTGATGCAGTCGCCCAGCAGGTTATTGACCTGGCCGACATTAAACCGGAACACGCTATTTTAGAGCCCTCCGCTGGCCAGGCTGCGATATTAAGCAAAGTGCCTCCTTGTGCAAGGCTGGACTGTGTGGAGCTGCTTGACGATAATATAGCGATTCTGAGAGCCAAAGGATACAGCCCTATCCAGGCCGACTTTCTTTCCCTAACGAACTTGCTTGGTAAATATGATCGGATAGTTGCAAACCCTCCTTTCTCATATAAAGGGCACCCGCAGGCAGATATTGACCATGTAAGCCATATGGTTAATTTTCTCAAACCTGGGGGCCGGATCGTGTCGGTTATGTCTTCCGGTATTGTCTTCAGACAGAATAAAAAATCAGAGGCTATGAGGGAGTTTATCGAAGCGCATGGGGAAATTATACCTCTGCCTGAAAAGTCGTTTAAGGAATCGGGCACAAATGTAAACACCATTATTGCGGTAATAAACAACTGAGACACAGGGAAAGGTGAGAGAATGAGCGAAGTATTAAAATGTAAATTCTGTGACTGGACTTGCAAAAAAGGGTATAAGAACAAAAAGGGTGTATTTGTATCAGGGTACTCTCTATTGCTGAACCATTGTCATTTGAACCACACAACAGAATTTATGGAATTACAGGATAAACTTGATAGCGAGTTTGCGCCAAAAGATAGTTAACCCCTCCAGAGGGAAAGGTGAGAGAATAACCTTTCACCTTTCAAAATAAAGCTTGATTTAAGGGGGAGAGAAGAGTATATTATCCCCGCCAAAGAAAATAAGGATAGGAATGACACGAATCACTAACATGAAAAAGCTTATTAACTCAGGGGATCACACCTCAGTGTTTTCCTATTCTTTGGCAAGAACCTGGGTTAATAGGCTTTTTGATTTTAGAGGTGTAAAATGAGAATGGTAAACATCCCCAAATTAAAGGAAATATTGAATTATAACCCTGCTTCCGGCTTATTCACTTGGATGGTGGATTTTAAAAATCATGTTAAAAAAGGTCGTATTGCCGGTTCCATATCAAAACATGCAAATAAAAATTACATATGCATCCATTACAATAAATATTCACATCCAGCGCATATCTTAGCATGGATATTTATGACAGGGAAAACACCTAATAATTATATAGACCATATAAATGGAGTAGGGACAGATAATAGATGGTGTAATTTAAGGGATGTATCTCAATCAGAAAATATGAAAAATAGAGCAATGGCACCAATAACTAGTTTATCTGGAATTACTGGGGTGAGGCACACAAGAAGATCAAAAAAATGGGTAGCTAAAATATATCCCAATAATCAATATATTTATATTGGTAGCTTTAGCACTAAAAAAGCGGCAGTCGAAGCTAGGTGGCTTGCAGAGATAAAATATAATTATCCTAATTGTTTTACGATGAGTTCAGCCTATCTTTTTTTGAAACAAAATTCCCTTAAAATTAATGTCGTTTTTAGAGGTTATAATGCCAATAGATAGAGTTCCTCCTCACGATCTTGACGCTGAAATCAGCGTTTTAGGTGCTATTTTATTAAACAATAAAATAGTCTCACAAATAACTGAAATGATAAAGCCTGATGACTTATACCGGGAAGCGCACTCTTTAATATTTGAGGGGATAATATCTCTGCATCGTGATAAAACAGAAATAACAACCATTACCCTACCTGATAGGCTTGACCATTTTGGGTATTTAGAGAAATGCGGGGGACGTGACTACATTTTAAATATTCTTGATTCAGTCGCGACGAGTGCCGCTTGGGATCACCACTGTAAAATAATAAAAGAAAAAAGCCAGACCAGGCAATTAATAACTGCATGTAGGGAAGCTGCTGAAACCGGATTCAGCCGATTTGTGAACAATGAAGATATCCTTAATAATCTGAAAAATAAAATAAAAAATATTGAAACCTCTGTTAAAACTGAAGAGGATTCAATGGACGATTTGATATACGCAAAATCAAAAGAGATAGAGCGTAAAAAACAAACAGGTAATTTATATACTGGATATCTCACATGCTTTGATAATATTGATTCTAAAATGAAGGGTTTAACTAAAAAAACAACAACTTACCTTATTGCCCGCCCATCTATAGGAAAGTCAGCCCTTGCCCTTAATATTGCTTACAATATCGCCAATTTATATGATGAAGAACAGGTATTATTTTTCTCTCTGGAAAGCAATAAAAGCCTTCTTATTGATCGAATAATCTCCACCTTAAGCGGCATACCTCTTTCAGCTATCCAAGTCGGTAATATCGCGGATAGTCGATATCCTGAACTTGTCGAAGCATACACCAGGGCCAGCCTTAATAATTTATGGATATATGAATCCACAAAGTTCAAACGAATAGATAATTTAAGGGCTAAGTGTGAAGTTAAAGCATCACAAAAAAAGATATCCCTGATTGTTATCGACCATATCCAATTAACAAAACATCCAACACCAGGGAAGTTAAGCCGAAACGATCAGCTTGATGAAATATCCAGCGAGATATTAGATATTTCAAAGGACTTAGATTGTCATGCTCTTGTTTTATCTCAGCTTAACAGAGGCATGGAAAAAAGACAGGGGGGTAAACCTCAATTATCAGATATGAGGGATTCAGGGACCCTTGAACAAAATGCCGATAATGTAATAGGCCTGCATAGGGAAGATAAAGAATCCGATACAGCAGAACTTGAAATGCTAAAGGGAAGGGATAAAGGCACATGGTCTTGTCAACTTCGATTTGATAGATTTACTCAAAAATATCACGATAAATTAGAATTAAATAAAAACGAAGGTAATTAATAATTATGCATCGGGGATACTTAGCGTTATGGCGTAAATTTCAGGATCATCCCTTTTGGCGTGAAAGAAGAGAATTTTCTAAAGCTGAAGCATGGATTGATTTATTATGGGAAGTGCAGCATGATGAAAAACCTCAACAGGTTATCTTAAAAATGAAGACACTTATTTGTAATTATGGTGAATCTTTAAAAAGTTTAGATACATGGGCAATGAGATGGTTATGGCCGAAAAGTCGTGTTAAGCGGTTTTTTGATTTACTGGTGGAATTAAATCAAATACAAATAAAAAACGAAACGATAACGACACGGATAACTATATTAAATTATTCACAATATGACCCAAAGCGAAACGTAAATAAAACGCAAACGAAACGCGTACGAAACGACCATGAAACGGAAGTGAAACCAGACAAGAATGATAAGAATGTTAATAATGATAAGAATGTATATGGAGAGTATAAAAATGTTCTTTTAACTCTGGAAGAATATAACACTTTAATTCTTAGAAGTAATGCAAAAGCAGTAAAAGATAAATTAGAATCCCTTTCTTATGGCTTGGAAACTAAAAAATATAAACACACAAATCATTACATCACAATTTTAGGCTGGCTTAGAAAAGATGGACTATTAAAAGAACTTGAAGAAATTAAAACAGCGAGTAGCACACCTAAAAGGGTTGAATGCCCTAAGTGTTTTGCGAACATGAAAGAGTCTGAATTAATTGACGGAAAATGCAGGGTATGTGAGGAATTAATCATTAAGACAAAGGCAGGTACTAAATGACTGATGCAGAAATAAAAGAAAAGCTGTTTAAGCTATGGGCTGAACACCAAGTAAAATACAGCACATTACCAATTGAGCATTATTTAAGGGCACAAAAGGCGGCAAATAGTTTTAAAAACCTACATGAGATTAAAAACAGCATGCGCAAAGATGGGGTAGACCAGGTAGAGATTAACAAGATAATGGAGTGTGTGAA